TGACCAAACACACGGTCAATGGCTTTATATATGCACTTCTCGGCAGGTTTAAGATACCTACCAATCAGCACATTATACATGGAGGATCTAGGTTGAATCAACCTTGGACAAGGGTCAACCTTCTTTGTTGCATTGTAAAATTCTGCCTTAATAAATGTAGACCAATACCCGTAAGACCGCTTAACCCCGTGAATGGCCAGCGTCCTTACAGCCTGCGCATACCTCACCAACTTAGCGCCTGTATAGCTCTGTACAAATTGTTCATTTGTCCAGACAGTTGCTTCGCCAGGATAAGCACGCACAAGGGCCAATAAAAATCCCCGCAGCTCGGCAAAACTACGGGTAGGTTTAGGGCAAGGGACAAACCCATCCTTGCCTTTAACAAAGTACAACCGCTCAGTTAGCGCCCGCAACATAACACTGCATGAGTTGTTGTACACAAAAATGTTCTGGGACATAAAACTGTCCACACAAGCAAAGAATTTGCGTGATCGTACCACTCCGTAATTGCGGGTGATCCTGATTGAATCATGAGACAGTCTCACAACTGCCTCACATCCTTTCAGCGCAACACGGCACCACTATGTGGCATCCATCTCCAGCGGGAACATTGAAGCCAACCTCCTAGCCTCAACTTCCTCTGCACTCCTAACGAAAGCCATGGTGATGATGTATGGGCACATGCGTGCCCAATCACCATTGGATATGTCATCAGGCTTGTTGCGTGACAACCAGTGGGACACAATTAACCTGTTAGCCTCACTGTAGCGCGGATATCCAAGCTGCATACGACAGATGCGGCTTAAATCCCAAACCCGCTTAGTGATGCAAGCGAGCTCATCTGGTAGCAACTCAGCATCCGCAGCATGAACATGGCGCAAAAATTTCCGATACGTGCAAACAGCTTTCTTAAACCGCTTGTTACGCATCTTCCACCATTGCCACCGCCCCTCAAAAGGGGACCACCACACACGCAGCCAGTCTGACAATGATATCCCGGTCAAATCCTCAAGGCTGTCCAGACACAACCTGTACAACCTATGAGACCCTACCAGGCCAATCAGCACTGCCAATGGAAATAGAAACACGATCCAAAACATTTTAGCACCCTTCTCCGCCTGTACGAATGGCAGATACTAATGCTAGGAATGCACACGGGGGGGAAACCGTG